TTAAGGCACATGCCTTTAACGCCACGCTTGCCTGACATGTGAGCAACTGCCATCCATTGCGCAGCATCATAGCCAGTCCAGCCTTTAGTGTTCGTCTGCTTCTTTGACATTAACTTTTCCAAATGAATAATCGTTAGGATTTAGCCAGCGAAGAATCACTGGTGCAACTGCACCGATTCCTGCTGACAACAACATCTTTGGATCAGTAACGCCTGCTAGATAACATGCAATGAGTCCTGCAACAAATGATCTTGCCCAGGATGCTGCAATTGCTTTGTAGTTGGTCATAAGATACTTGCCAATTCTTCTTTAGTTAGTCCGGCAATGTCTGCAAGTTTTTTGATAGCAGATTCACGCGCATCTTGCTTGGCTTTATACTCGGCTTCAAGTAGTGCGTGTGTTTGGTTGTCGGTTTCGCGTTGTGCTAAAAATGCTTCTTTATCTACACCAGTTAATTCAATAACTTGATCATCAATACCAATAAATATTTGTTCTTCTTTAGATTTAGCCATTATTTATTGACTCCGTAAATAGATACTGTTCCTGTATGACTTGTTGAAAAATTAAATTTAATTCCGTCAAAAGAAGTTGTGGCTAAAAAGTTTCCAGCATGAGTTAAAGCCATTGCCTTGTAACCAGCACCAGCAATCGCAGAAATAGAACCAGTCACATGTGTATATTGACTAGCAAAAGGATTAAAAATTGTTAAATCTGCACTTTCACCACTATTCAAAGCACTAATTATAGCAATTGAAGCAGCACTTTCATTAGCTGTATCAACAGCAGCAGCATTACCTGATCTAAATAACCAAGTAACGTTATTATAATTTGTTGTTGTATTTGCTGTTCCACCTGTTGCAAATTGAACTGCTAAAGAACCACCTGCACCAGAAGTAATATTCAGGTAAATTTTGTAGTTGTCGTAAGTTGAACTGAAAACTGAATTGATTTGTTGGCTAGTTACTCCACTAAAACTAGTGGTATTCAGTAATACCAATCCGGCTTTTTTTGTGCCTAATGCTGTGTTAAGGGATGTATCAATTGATGATCCCAGTGTGCGAATCGCAGCAGCACCATCTTTGACCAGCGCAGTATCGTCTGGTGTTGTCCAACCATAATTGGTAGTTGTTGCCATGTGTTAATTAACTCCTAATAAGGCATCTTGCCATTGTAGTGATGGGTCTATTGTACTCCAGATTTCACCAGCATATACATCTTGCCACGCCACTGGAACTGCTGAGAATGTAAAGTCTGAAACATTCAAAGTCAAGCGTGCAGTGAACCTGTCAATGTCCCATGACCATCCCTCAACATAACCAAAGAATTGATTTGGATATAAGAGTGCAGGGAAGTCTGTGACTGATACCGGCATACCAAAGAATACACCAACAAGTGAATTAAGCAATGATGATGTCATAGTTGGTGCATCAATTTGAACTTGAATGCCTTGAATTACTGGTGATGGATAAGCGTTCAAAAGTACTAGACGATCTGCCAAAGTTTCAGCATCTGTTTGATTCTTTAAGAATGTTTGAATTGTTTGTGTGACTCTGCCGTACTGGCTAATTGAATCCAATTCTTCCGTTTGAACTGCATTTTCTGCTGCACCATAAACAACAATCACATCATTGATGATGTCATTTCTAGATGTTGTTACATTGATACCATCTGCCAAAATAAAGTTTTTGGATATGTCCACAAAGCCATTTGCTGACACATAGTCTGCGCGTGCATCTTGATCTTGGTAACCAATGCCACCAGATGTTGTTTCATAAATATAACCTGATCCTGAATCTGCAACAATCTGCACATAATTCAAAGCATTCAATGGTTCTGGTGTTGCAAGTGAACTGAACAGATCATATGTCCCAGGTGTGTCAATTGCTGAAATATCAACACCAAGCAATGAATCCCAAGTCTCAGTTGTGTAATCAGTCCAAACTTGTGTTGCAGGTAATTCATTCCATTTAAGGCCAAAAGTGTCAGTGATAACAGATACAATTCTGTCACCATCTTTTTGTTCAGCATAACCAACCAAATTTGCTTCTTTGGCTGCAAGTTCTGATAACCCACCAGATGCACTGATCTGTGTGATAAATGTGTTTGTTGTGCCAGCGTCAAGCACTGAAACTGAAACATCTGTGACTAAGCCTGTAAAGATTGTTGTATCAACACCAGTAAAGTTATCTAGTGTAATTTGTATTGTGTCAAAGATTTCAACATCTGTGTAAGGCAGGTTTAAGAAATCAATTGTGGCAAATCCTGCTGATGATTGTTGTTGTACATTATCACGACCCATGCTAATTTGCACACCCTCAAGTGTGTAATTCGTGACGGCTGTGCCGTTGATTTTAACTGTGGCGTTTGGTGACCAAGGCACGATTATCTACCTGGAATCATTGGTTTAACAAACTTATTGACAGTGCCAGCCTTTGCAGCGTTGTTAATTGATTTGACGACTGTTTGTGCTTGTGCTTTGGAATTGGTTGCGCCAAATGTGTTGTTGATATTTATCACTTGACCAGGGTTGCCACTGGCTAAAGCACCTACGCTTCTGATTGGTGCTGTTGTTATGTCAAGTAAAGCACCACCCACAAATGATTCTTTGAATCTTTCAAATGCTCGCACTGCTGCTTCAGTCTTTTCAATAATCTTTGTCAATGAATCAATTAACTTAATCAAAAGACTTTCACCTGAGTTTGGATCAATGGCTAATAATTTTCCTAATGCATCACCAAGTTGTCTAATCTGTTCACCAAGTAAATAGGCTTGACCCTCAGTTGATTCAAGATCATAACCAAATGTTACTGCGCCAGTTCCGGCATCATAAAATGCTTTTGTCAATCCTTGTTTGCCTGATCTGGTTAATCCATTGACTAAGCCCTCAAGTGCTGGAATTAGGTTGTCTGTTGTGAACTTTGCAAGTTTTTCCATGAAAGGCAGTAAAGCAAATCCAATTTGTTCTTTGGCTTCATCAACTGCGATTTGAACTCTGGACATTCTTCCTGCAAATGTTTCGGCTGCTGCTGCTGCTTGACCTGCAAATGTATTTGACAATGCAATGACTGCTGCATCAAAATCTTTAGTTTTAATTATGTTTTCATCAAGTGGTACACCGATACGTTTTAATGCACCTAAATTCCCATCTAGTCCCTTACTTAAGGCCTCAGTGACTGTTAGTAAATCCTTACCTGTTCCACTAGAAATATCCAATGCAAGTGCTTGAAGTTTTTGTGCTTTTGTAATGTCATTTGTTGATCTGACTAGACGATCCAGTGATGGTCTTAACTGATCATCTGCAATGCCTGTTGCTCTGGCAGTTGCATCAATGTAATCTTCGGTTGCTGCAATCTGTTGATCTGTTGCTTTAGTTGTATTGCGTAAAGTTTGAGCCAGGCTGACCTGGGCTTTTTCATCTTCAATGGCAGCCTTAACTGCACTAACACCAATTGCAAATGCTGCTGTGCCAACTGCTGTTGCAAGTCCTAGAAATGCTTTGGCTGCTGTTGCAACAATCTTATCAACTTTGGCAGTAAATGATTGAGTATCATTTGAGGCTTGATTTAAGCCAGTTGAGAATTGCGCTGTGTCTGCAAGTAGTTGCAGTTTCAGTGTTCTAATATCTGCCATGTTAAATCCTTTCGCGCCATTCTCTTCTTATTCTATCAACTTCATCAACCCATCTTTTGGTTATGTAAGGTTGCAATGCTTTGAGTGTTGGAAATATAAAGTAACCGGCATTGCCTCTGCCCTCGCGTGGTGATCTTGGTTGAAATTGTCTGTAACCAACATAATCAGTTGATTTGCCTTTTCTTTTGCGTGGCCTATCTTGATATGCACCAAATTCAACACCAAGTGCAATTGCACCAACTGGTGTACCATTTGCAAGTTTTGGATTATCCCCACCAATGCTGATCACTGGGCCTCGTTTGAAACTGTTTGAAACTTTAATTGATTTTGCAAGTGCTTGGCCTTGTTTAGTTGCTTGCAATGCTGAACCAATGGCAGATGCTGCATCATTAGCAATATCTCTTGATGTTTTTTTCATATCTTCTTTTGCAATGTCATCCATGTTTTTGAAAGTGCTTAATATGGCTTTGATGTCTTTGTCAGCAATTTTAATTTCAAAAGGTCTAGTTGCCATGATATTTATTCACCACATCTGCAATTGTTGATACCTGCTCGGCCGAAAGCGTTTTGAACTCTGACAATGGCTGGCGCGAAATGACGGCCAGTTCTATCAAACTTCTTTCGAGGCTTCCGGCTGTGTAAAATTTGTTGTTGCAAAATCCTTTGAATTGATGTGAACAACTTGTGATCGCCAATCTTCAAACTTACCAACTGGTTTATCACTGATTCGTTTTTGCATTTGGTATGCAAGCCAAAATTGTTGTTCCAGGCTTGGGGGTAATTCTTTTTTGAATGACTCAATGAAAGATGTTTTAGTCTCTTTTTCAGCCTGAGCAATTTCCCATGGAATAGTCCATTCTTCGTAGGACTTTCCATTTGCAAGTGTCCATTCTATTTGTATCTTAAACATTAGGTGACCCCTGTTCGATAGTTACGCTATTGATACTGATCGGATTGGCATTGTAACTGAAACAGTTAATGCATCCGGTGCAGCGCCACCAAAATCTGGGCGCTTTGGAATAACACTTAATGTCATAACTTTTGTGTTAATTGTTAAGGTCATTGCAACTGCTGTTGTTGGTGCTGTGTCTGCATCTGTCCAAAGTGTGTCACAGAATCCACTTGCAACGCCCCAGTCTTGGAGAATTTCAAGGGTTACTGAACCAACTTCTTTGTCAATTACATAATCAACTAATCCATTCAAGGTTTGAACAGTTCCGTTTGGATCATCTAATGTAACAGTTGCACTGGTAATTTGGTCATCATAGTTCACTGCTTTGTAGGTGCAGGCAACTTGTCTGCCTGTTAATACTGATGTGGCCATTTTTGTTTATCCTTTCTTATGGATTGTATATTGTAGTAATTGACACTTCAACCGAATAAACATCATTACTATTCGCTTGGCGTATCCTTGGGCTGGAAACTGATAGTATCTGCCAAGATGTGGGAATCAATGGCAACACTGTTGCAACCATTGTTTCTAGTTGTACTAATGCACCAGGATTTGTGTTAGGTGCTGCAACCAATTCTAATGTGTATCTGACACGCCATGCTTTGTTATTTCCAAGTGTTACTGGCTCTAGCCATGGATCAGATGACAAAATCATAATGCTTGGTGTAGTTACAAATTCTGCACCAAAATCAACAACTGAATAAACACTGTTTGATGTAATTGCTGTTTTAAGTCCTGCGCGTAGTGTTGCTAATGTCATCCTATTAACGCCTCAACATCAATGTAAGCGCCTAGCATTCCAACAATTCTGTTTTGGATTGTACGGCCTAAAATATAAGGTTGAGGAACAAAATCTAGTCCTTGTTGTGTTGATCCTGCACTTGTGCGTGCTTTGAATACATCTAATGAGACTGTCAATACTGCTGATTCAACTGGTGCAACATCTGCGTATTGTGAAAGGCCGTTTGCTGCTGCAAGGCCGTTTGGAATTGTCCAATGTCTGTCAAAGTCAGCATGGTTTTGTGCAAATTTGAATGTGTATTGATCAACAACTTCTGTAACTGTTTTTGTTCCAGTTACTCCTGGATGATGTGAATCTGTAACTGTGATTGTTTGCCCTACATAAAACTTGTGTGGTTTAGTTGTGTAATTAGTCCAAACATTATTTTTAGAAGAATGTTCTGCAATAGCAGCGTTATGTTGTACAAGAAGATTGCCAACAACTGATTCTGCTGTATCAATTATTTCATCAAGAATTGCATCTGAATACAAAGTTGAACTGACTCCATTTAATGCTGCACGCAATTCTGATGCTGTAATGATTGATGGCATGTCTTACCTTTCGTATGGTGTTACCTGGCAGGACAGGGGTCTAACCTGCCAGGCAACTTCTAGGGTCGCTAATTAAGCAACAGTCAAACTACGGAATGCAGTTGGATATTTTGCACATGTGGCAACATAACCATAGATTCCAATTTCGACTTCGCCTGTTGAAACAACATTTGTGCGAAGTTGGTATGCACTTGATTTGTACATGGTTGCAGCATCAGATGGATAAACAATTCCACTGATTCCTGTACCTGTGTCAATGTTTGGATCAACAACGAGTTGCAATCCTGCGATTGTTCCTGCTGTTGAGCCTTGTGTCATTAGACCTGCTGCGTTTTGTGGTGCTGCTGCTGCAAATAGTGGTCTTTGTGAACCATCTACTGCTGCAAGTAATGCACCAAAGTTACCTGGATCAGCAAGGAATCTGTTAGGAGTCTTGCGAACAATTGCATATGAATCAGAAATACCATCAGCAATTGCTGCGTACAAAGTTGCACCTGTTGATGAACCTGTTGCGCCACATGCTACTGAGAATGCGTATGCATCTGCTTTTTGAGCCCATGATGCTGCAAGTTCGCGCAGCAACACATCTAAGAATGCAGGGTCTGATCTGTCAAGCAATTCAACAGACACTTTGTTTGCACCAGCGATTTTAACAACGCTGATTTCTTTTGAAGTGATTGTTGTGTCAGTTGAATCAAATTCAACTGCTTCTGCTGTTTGTGCAGTTGTTGCTTGTGTGCCGATTAGTGGACGATAAAACTTCATTCCACTTGCAGGCAATGTTCCTTGTTCGATTGAATCTGCAAATGGCATTGAGTTATCAATGATTCCGATTAAATCGCGTAGGTAGGTTGGTGGTACAACGCCAATGTTTTCGGCTGTTGTTGCTGCATCAAGTGCTGCAACTAGGTCGCGTGCATCTTGGTTGCCTTGCATTGCATTGAATTGTGCTTTTGCATATTCGCCAGCAGTAACATTTAAGTTCACGCGTGGTTTTGCATAAGCAACTGGTGCTGCTACTGCTTTAGAGGCTTCAACTGCAACTTCTGGCGCAGTTTCGACCACTGGAGTTACTTCTTCTGGATTAGCCATTGAAGTGACCTCACTTTCGGTTTGGTTTGTTTGTTCATCACTTGCGCTATTTGCAGTGACTTCTGTTTCGTCTGCTTTTTGTGCAGCGACATCTGTAATTTGTGCTTCAGCAAATGCTGGTGTATCTACAACGGATACTTCAACAATTGATGCTTTAGTTACATAAACTTGATTTTCTTTATTTTCATATTGATCAATTGATGCACCGATTGACAATCCGGATTTTAATCCATCTTGTGCCAATGCCAATATATCGTCACCAGCAGTGGTGCGAGCAATTTTGAATTTTCCAATTATGCCCATTGGAGTTACTTCATGGCTTATCATTCTGCCACGCACTTTGTTCATGTCATGATCTTCAAACAATTTGACATCATTACCTAATTGCAATGATCCTTGTTCAAATACAACTTCACCCATGTTTGTAAATCCTGGTTTTCCAAAAGGAACTATAATTCCTGTAATTTCTCTTTTGGATGTTGATGCAGTGAGAATGTCACTGTTAAATTTAATTTCCATTATCGCACCAAATCTTCTTCCTCGCGTGCCTCTTCGACTGTAAGCACTCCTAGTGGTATCAACTTTTGATACACATCTGCTCTCTCTAATGGATTACCTCTCAAGAAGTCATCCAAATCATATTCAACATATTGTGTTGAAACTGTTATGTCATCCATTGACAATCTTTGTTCAATTGCTGTTAGCAACGGGCGAAGTGAGAAATCCAAAAGTGCTCTGCGCTCAGCAGTAACATTTGAATAAGTCATTGTATTTGTTGATGCATCAAGATAATATGCAGGGATATTCATTAATCTGGCAATCTCTTTTGCAAGATATTCGCGTGCTTCTGTAAGTTGTAAATCAGCAGCATTAAACCCAACTGATTCCATATCCACATTATCTGATAAGAATGCTGTGCCTTTAGTTTGTCTTGCTTGCTTCCAAGCATTTAAGATTGCTGTTGCTTTATTTGAATCCATTGGAACATTTGCTTTTAATACAACACTTGGTGTTGGTGAATCTGCATAATTAAACACTGCTCTTTCAAGTGCAGCAGCAGTTCTTAATGTTCTACCACCACGATTCAAAACACCATCTGGATCAATGCCAGTAAATTGAATTAATGATCCAACACCATTGTCAGGAACTCTTTGTGCTTCAAGTTGGTAGCCAATAACAATTTCGCCTGTTGAATCAAGTACTTGTGAGACTCTTGGTGCATCAATCCATCTTATTTGTGATGGTCTGCCAGTTGCAGGATCAATTTCTTTAATTTGCCAGTATGCAACACCATGAAACAAAAGATTTTCAGCAGTCATGCCGTAGACAACAGCAGTTGGCATATTCTTATCCGGATTTGAAATAATTGTTGGAGTTGGTTCAATTCTTGATTTGTCAAATTTTCTTTTAACATGTAATTCTAAACTTGCAGCAGTTCCAACAATAATGTTTCGACCTCTTGCACATGCTGGAACACTTAATGCTTCGCGCCTTGTAACAAATGTTGATGATACTCCATCAAAGCCTGGTGCCCATACTGAAAGTGGTTTGTCAGGGAATGTATATGGTGCAATTGCTGCCTTTAATTGAGGCTCAAAGTATTTTGCAAAAATTCCCATAGTCTCGCAATTATCTCATAGAAGTTACTTATATCATACACTGTCCGACTGTTGGGCGTGTTAATTTATGACACTAATATATCAAATTGCCCTGAGTCTTGTCTTTCAGTTGCTTTATGTATTGAAAGCATCATTGCAATTGCTGCTGTGGCATTCTTTCGTCTTGAGACATACCATGATCCGGCTTCAGTTGTTTTTTTAATGCACGCATTAACTGATGCTGTTAGTTCCGGTTGTCCACCATGAGTGATTCTGTTTCCTGCCATTGCACCTAGGGTTTCATCACATGCCTGATAGTACTTTGCACCTGTAATGATTTCAGCGTTAATTGATCCCATGCGTAGTTTGGCTGCAACACTGTCGCCACTAAATTTGTTTAAGATGATTGCTTCGGCATTGTATTTTTTTGCCCATTCTGCAACATGGCTTGCAATTTTAAGATCATCAATGGCATTTTCTTGATTTTGTAAATCCATTAGGCCAACTGCAATTGATTTATCTTCCATCATTTGTGATCCAACTATTGCAAAGCCTGTTCTGTCTGGTGATATTTCAACACCAATCCAGGTTGGTTTTCCTGGTGCTAATTTGAGGCCATTTTGTTGGCAGGCGTTCCAATCTCCTGCACTCCATGGCGATTGAATTGTGTCTACCCATTGACAAAGCATTTCGGTGGCAATGATGTTTGGATTATCATTCATTCTTGATTGCAAAGTATCTTCTGTAATTGTGTGACCCAGGGCAGGGTTGGCTTGCACCCATCCTTTGCGATCTGAAAGTTTTAAGCCTGTTTCTGCTGACCATTCCCAATATGCAATGTCATCATCTGTGTCATTTTCAATTTTGTGTAAAGCCCTGGCACGCAATTGGTTAAGCAAAATTGAAGTTATATCACCAGCATTAGAAGTGATCCACATAGACGGATGTTTGGCAGCCTGCATTGTGTAGGCAAGGGCAGCAAAGCCATCTGTTGATTTGTGCATGCGTGCTTCATCAAGATAAACAGTGTTTGCACTAAGTCCACGCGCTGCACCAGGTGTAGGGGCAATGATTTTGTATCGGCAACCATTTTTAAGTTCAATTTCTTCACGACCATTAGCCCTTGTGATTGATTTAACTTTTGAAGATAGCCAAGAATGGCCATCAATCATTTCAACAACTGATCTAAAAGTTTCCAAGGCCACATCACGATTTTGTGCAGTAGCAATCTGCAACTTCTCATCCCACAAATACAATCCTGCAAGTATTCTAAATTTTGTGAGCGTAGTCTTTCCGTTTTGTCTTGCAATAATGAGAAGATTTGTTTTACTAACAAAATCACCATTGTCTTTGACTTTACAACCATCAAGAATCACATATTCTTGCCAAGGCAATAACGGCATGCCCATTTGTTTGGCAAGTTCAATGACTTCATTGCCTTTAGTTTGGTTTGTTGTTTGTGTGGTCGATATTCTCGGAGTTGGTGATCCGATTAGATTTGATTGCATCTAAAGGTGAACCTCCTTCAACAACTTGTGGTGTTTCATTACGGCCAAACAATGTAAGCCCATATTTGTCCATCAACTTTGTAAGTTCAGCACCCCATTTAACAATCATTGGATCATGTTGATCAGAATTATCCATAAGGCCGGCATAAGTCATCATCATTGCAACGCCACCCAAATCTGCTTCTGTAATCCAACCAGACTCCTGTGCAAAATCAATTGATCTTGAAAGAGCAGGTAAAATTCTTTGATTATCTGTTTTCATCCGGTTTGTTTCTCCTCAAATAATAATGCTTCAAAGACCCCAAAATCCCTCGGGGATAAAGACAC